GTCAGCCAGGATAGCGTTGTGCGGCTCGTCCCCATTGCCGGGAACGGCGATGGTCTCCCCCAGGATGAAAAACTCGCCATCGGCGTAGTCGTATTCTGTCGCCAGGTCAGTCAGCAGCGCGTGACGGTCGGCTATGGCGACGCCGGTGCGCGCCGTTGCAATGGCGTCTAGCCCGTCGTTGATTTCGTCGATGCAAGCCGTACAGCGCGCCCGCCCCGCTGCGTTCGGCCACACATCCTCAGCACCCGGCCCATCACCTGGGTCGGCCAGGTTCCACACGACGACGTAATCGGCGCCCGCCGTCAGCACGGCATCAATGGCCGTGGCTGCGTTGGCGAGCATCGAATCTATTTTGTCCTGCACCTGTAAATCGGTCAGCGTGCCGTCGTAAATGTCGTCATAGCCGCCGAGCAAGAAGTCGTTTGAACCGGCCACCAGCAGCACGGCGTTGATGCCCTCGCCCGGTATCTGCGCCGCCAGCCCGGTGTGTTGCCCCTGCGTGACAACGTTCGAGCCGCCGTAGTCGGTGCCGAGGTACGCGCCGTCCCGCGCCCAGTTGTACGCATAACCCGTGCGCCGGGGTTCGCCACGCGTGCCCCATGCCCCCATGTCAACGCCGTCCGGGTGAATCCGCTCCCACGACTCAACCGGGTTGAACGTGACCGCCGCATACGCACCGCCGCGACCGCTGTCAGCCCGGTACTCGTCGACACACGAGTCGCCCATGACGCCCAGCACCAGGGACGTACCGGGCAGCGACCACGCCGTGACCGGCGGCAGCGTCACCAACACCGCCAGCGGCGCCGTGGCAGCGCTCAGCAGGGAAACGTAACTGGCCGTTACCGCAGGCAGGCCGGTAGTCACGGCCAGCGGCGCCACCGTCGCCGTGTACTCGGTGCCCGCCGTCGCCACCACTGCCGGTATGGCCACCGACACCCCAAGCGGCGTCACGGCTGCACTGAGCAGCGCCACATACGTGGCCGTGACTGCCGGCGGCGTGACTTCTACCGACAGCGGTGATACCGTCGCCGTCTCCCCCGCCGCTCCCGATGCCGCCACCGCCGGCATGGTCGCCTCGACTACCAGCGGCGCCACCGTCGCAATGTATGGCGGGTCGGCCTCATAGCTGACCGTGCCCGCCGATGACAGATGGTAGGCGTTGCCGCTTACGTCGTTGAGGTTAGACGCCAGCGGCCAGTCGGCGTACAGGTTGGTCGCCCTGGCCGCCGTCACCGCCCGCATTTCGGCCTGCACCTCAGACTGCGACAGCGCCGCTGTCCATACCCGCACGCGCGCCAGCCGCCCATTCAGCCAGCCAGACGGGTCGCCAAGCAGGATGCCCCCCGGCGTGAGCGTAATGTCAGACGTTATCTGCGCATCTACCTCGCCGTTGAGGTAGGCGGTATGGCTGGCGCCGTTGCGGACGTGCGCGACGTGATACCACGTCCCGGTGCTCAGATCAGTGCCACCGTCAAAGACCGTCGTGCCGCCCTCTAGCGCCGTTAGCTCAAAGAGCGTGCCCGACGAATCCGTGCCGATGCGTTGCCGCACCGTGGCCGTGCCGTTCATCACCGTCACGAACGCCGACACGCCGTTGCGGTCGGTGGTGATGTACACCCACGCGCACGCCGTATACTGCGCTACCGACGCCGGCAAGTTAGCCGCGCGATAGGCGTATTCCCCGGAATTGTCGAAACGGATGCTCACCCGGCTACCTCACGCACCCCGCCCGTCCTACGCCTGTGCGAACTGGATGATGCCCTCGGCAGACCACGGCACGGTCACCTGAGTGGCGGCATTCGAGATAGCCGACGTGAACTCGATAAACGCCAGCACCTTGTCATTGGCCGCCGTGCCATCGATGTAGACGTACAGCAGCACGCCCACCGCATTGCGGGTGGCATCCCCGCCCAGGCCCGAGAACACCAGGTCGTTGGCGTCGAACTCGGCCCGGTCGTTCGGGTCGTCCACGTTGACCGCCAGCCCCGCCATGTCGATGTCGGCGTAGCCGGCCGCATCGCACACATCCAGCGTGGTGATGTCGGCGACTTCCACCACGCCATCATTCTCAGTGTCCGCCGTGGTGTTCGACATCAAGAGCTTCGCCCGGATGTCGGCGGCGTTCAGGTCGATCTCCCCCGCCGCAATCGCCCGCAAAGCCTCGTTGTAAATCCTGCTTGCCATGTATCCTCCTCACCAGGGGGCGCACCCCGCAGCGCGCCCCCCGTTACACTCAGTCGAGCCGGATGTAGCGCAGGTACAGGAAACAATCCTGCCCAGTCGAAGCCGCGGCCGCATTGGTGACGGTCAGGAATTCCGCTGCGCCCCAGCGAGCGGCGTTCTGCGCCCCGGTCGCCGCCGCCTCGGAGTTGCCACGGGCGACAATCGTCCAGTCGGTGTCAGCCGCCGGGTTGACCGCGAAGGCCGCCACCAGATCGTTTGCATCCACCCCGGTAGCCGCAAAGCCCCAGTTCTGCGTAGCGGCCGCAGCCGCCCCAGCGTTGAAATGCGCCCAACCCTCGGTCACCAGCAAGTCAACGCCTTCCGGGTTGGCAACCTGCCCGAGCAGGCCGGCGACAGTGGCATCACCGACGATATGCACACGCAGCAGACCCGCCTGCGCTCCAGTATCCTCAATCGTTACAGGCATTTCGTTCCTCCTACAGCCAGTAATAGACCTTGAAAGGCGTCCCGGCCAGGGCCGAACTCAGGTCGACGGTGTTGTCTTCCAGGTTGGTCGGGCTCACCGTCACCGCCGGGAACACCGCCTCACGCACGTTGTTCAGGCTCGCCGCAAACACCTGTGCCGTGTCGGTCAGCATGTCGGGCAGCCCGATCAGCGCCCCGAAGCCTATCGTGATGGTGTCCTCATCAGCGCCGTTGATGACCCAGCCGGCGCCGGTAATCGAGGTGATGGTCGCAAAGCACTTGGCGCCCGCCACCGTTGCCCCGCCGTTCGGCGTGATCGTCTCCGTGATAGCGTTGCCGGCCAGGTCCGTGCCCACCACGACAATCGTGCCGTTGGTGTCCTCAGCCGCATTGGTGATCGTCTGCGTGACGGTCACGTTGCGCGCCCCGCAGTCCGGCGCCGTATGCGCCAGCGTGTAGGCGCCGACTTTCATGTCTGTCGACGCCACGAACCAGTCAGCGTCGTCGAGCGCCGGCGAACCGGGCGTGTACATCACCCCCGTGCCCAGCTGCGTCAGCACGCCTGGCGCGTCAGTCTGCGCCCTGCGCTGTCCCGCACGCCAGTTCGTGTTGAAGGGAAACAAACTCATCGCACCCTCCGCTATGCCGTCAGGATGGCGAACTGGCAGCGGGTGGCTGCGTTCGCGTTCATGCGGTTGATCGGGTTCGGCAGGGCCACGCCGAGGCGCATCACCGCCCGCAGCGCAACCATGTCCTGCTGCGCCAGGTTGTAGACGATGGCCCCCGCCCCGTCCTGGATCACGGCCTGGTCAAGCAGCTTGTAGCTGATGTCCTGGCGGAACGAGTAGACGAGCTGGTCCCACTGCCCGGCGATGTCCCAGGCGGTCGCATCGGGCACGGTGCCGTCGGTCGGGAAGTAGACCGGCTCGCCGTCGAGCTGGTAACGTGTTTTGTCCACCATCGAAGGCGTGAAGATCGGCTGCCCGTTGATGTCGCGCACGCCGCGCAGCCGGCCGCGCATGGTGGTCGAGGCGATGTGCCCCGTCGCCATGAAGCCGTCCGCTTCGAGCGTCATCAGGAGGCCGGCCACCCCACCCGGCGTCTGCGCCATGATGGCTTCGTACAGGTCGGCGTAGCCGTTGCCGGCAAACGAGAGCGTGTGACCGGCAGCGGTGCAGCGCGCCAGCAAGCCGGCCGCGCCCAGGGCCACTGTCCACGAGGCCGGGATGTTGGCGCCCCAAAAGATCGCATTGGCGATGGCGATGTTGAAGGCTTCCACCAACTGCGGCTTGACCTCGCCCCAAATGTCGTGATTCGAGTCAGCCAGCACCGCCTCGGGGATCGGCACGATAACCGCCAGTTCCTCGGCCACCAGGTTGACGCCGGCCCAGTTGAGTTCGGTGGTTTGCTTCAGGCCGGTGTCACCGTTGACGAAATAGGCCAGCGCCAGCGCCGACGTGACCGGCATGGTGCGGGTCGCCGTCGACATGGGCGGCAGGCGCTTTGCCAGTTGCAGCACGGGATTCGCCCTGGTCACCGCACTGATGATCTCGTTAGATTCTTCCGCCGGGATCAGGGCCGCGGCGTCGACACGGCTGATGAGATTGTTGAACGGCATTTGCTACTCCTCCTTCACGATCCCGGCTGCACGCCGGATCAGTTCGTTCATGCTCGGCTTGCGCTCGTCACTCGCCGGCGGTTCGGTCGACGGCCTGCCCGCCAGCACACCCCGGCTGCGCAGCGCCTCCGCCTCTTCCGCCTCCACCTGTTCGGCCCGCAGAAT